AGCTTTCTAGGGTGGGTAATGTAGCAGAGTTCTACACAGAGTACCGATAACGGTGTATATTATCCTTGAGGAGGTAGTATATGACTGGAAGACAATCTTATCAACAAAAATCTAATACGCTCCATGATATCCATGATTATTGCGTAGATATAGCCAATAGAACGATATTTCTACATGCGTATATAGGCGAGTCTGAAGATCCCGGCGTGGACTACAGAATGTCCGCAAGGTTTATCAAGAACCTCCATTTCCTGAATAATCTAAATCAAACCAAGATTACGATACACCTACAGACTATAGGTGGAGACTGGCATGAGGGAATGGCAATTTATGATGCAATGAAAGCCAGCAAATCAAAAATAGAAATAGTAGGGCATGGAAGTGTCAGCTCAATGGGGAGCATAATCATGCAAGCAGCCCACAAGCGCCTTCTAATGCCCAGCGCGGAGTTCATGGTCCATTACGGGGATGTCGCCCTTGATACCACCTCCGCAGGTGCAAGGACAGCTGTGAACTGGCTGGATGTGTGTAATAGGAGAATGTTAAGTATTTATGTGAATGCCTGTTATGGGGCATCTAAGTTCAAGAACCAAGGCAAAGAGGAAATTCACCGATTCTTAGACAGGAGAATGAGGCTCAGACAAGACTGGTACTTGACCGCAAAAGAGGCAGTAGCATATGGATTCATAGATGGAGTAGTAAAATGAGTGACCTACATAGAGATTCTATAGTATTAGATTTACATAATCATGCGTGTTTGAAACAAGGTATGATGTTTAGGGGATTAGGGAGTAAGGAGGAAAGATTCCTAGCTTCACTATTCAAGAGGGCGTTTTGGCCTTTGTCGGCTAGATCTACGTTCCCCAAGATGGTAGAGGGCGGTTTGGATGTTGTGCTGTCTACGAACTACATTCCAGAGAAAGAGTGGCTGGATCACCAGAAGCTCATTAAGTTTGTGTTGTTCTTTGCTGATAAGACTAAGAAGAAGGTGTTTGACCCTAATTACTTTGATGCAACAATAAACATGATGGATGAGATGGAGAAAGAAATAGAGGAATGGAATGATTGTATGCCAGAAAGGCAGATAAAGGTCGTTCTGAACTCAACCGAGCTGCAAGAAGCACTAGATGATCCTGAAAAGCCAATCGCAGTGGTCCATTCGGTCGAAGGTGCACATAGTTTAGAGGGCGATTTAGCAGATGAAGAGGAAATCCTTGGAAACTTGCAGAAATTGTCGGATAGAGGGGTGGCTTACCTAACTCTGGCGCATTTTTATGAGAATAAGTGTGCGTATCCTGTTTTCCCTTACCCCGAATATGGTATTAGCTCTTCTAATTGGAAGAAGTTGCTTGGGGCATGGGATATGACTAAGGGAATTAGTGAAATAGGAGAGAAGGTGGTGGAGAAAATGTTAGAACTCAACATGCTTATTGATATAAGCCACTGTACGCCTTCAGGACGCAAGAGGATATACGATATAGTAGATTATCACCAGAAACAAGAATGCTTGTTAGCGAGCCACACAGGGGCGTTTGAGCTTAACCCAGATCCATACAATTTGGAGGACTGGGAGATAAAATGGTTTGCAGATCATGGTTGCGTGGTGGGTGTGATCTTTATGAACTACTGGATTAGTCAGGTAGATAGTGCCTTGGGGCTAAAGAACATCGAACGAACATTCAATCACATTAAAAAGGTGGGCGGTTCAGATGTGCCGGCGATAGGTACGGACTTTGATGGATTTACCGATCCTCCTGATGAGATCATAGATGTCAGTCAGATGCCACGTATTACTAATTATCTAGAGGCTCTGAGATATGATAGTGAGGATATAGAGAAATTTTTAGGAAAGAATGGTCTTCGTCTTCTTAAAAATGGCTGGAAACCATGAGGGCCATCGTAATGTTGGTGCTGTCGTTATTTCTAGACTCTGATACGAGAGAGAGGGTAGTTATAAGAGAGAGCGTTGACATGGTTGAGAAGAACCACGTTTACCACAAGAATGATGATGGGAGTTGGAGTCCTTCGTTCATTCAGATAATCTGGTGGGAGTACAGGCGAAACATACTCCTGCCAGAACTCGACCCTTTAACAGGGAAAAGGACAGGTGAGTGGAGGTTGGGAAGTGGGTATGTGGTGGTGGACTACGAGGTATACCGGCACTACACCTACAAAAGGGATAGAGACAATAAGATTATGTCGCCGTTTCTACATAAGGGCAAGTGGGTGACAATATTCTTTGATGATGATGAGAACTGCACGAGGATAATAGAAGCTAAGCAGTTTAGAGAGACAAAGACAAAGTATGATCCCGAGGCCTTGAATGGCGAAATACTAGAAGAAGACAGAAGACGGGAATTCATAAAGCCCAGAAGAGTAAAAAAAGAGAAAATACAGCTTCCAAAAGAGATCGAGGCTCTGCTCGACATGGAAATAGAACTGTAAAAGTGGTCGTTTAATCCACAGGGGCGATTCTGATTTAAAAGTGGTCATTTCAGGTTGTGACTGCTTGTTGTGTTTGCACCCCCTGCCGTTTTCCCCCTCCTTCGGGGGGTGTGCTGCTGATTTGTATAAACCCCCCCAACAGAGGGGCGATATTTATGTTTGTTGATACTTAGTCTCAATAAGCAGACTCTACTATACAAGCAAATAGGCGAAACGCGTTTTATCCCCCCAATGGGTGGTATGTTAAAATAGGTAACTTCCTTATTGAGATTACCCCCTCTTATGGGGTGTGCTATGAAAAAAAACTTTAGCCTATAAAAACAGTGATTTAAAAACTATTTTGGAAAAATGGAAATTTTGTTGTCTCAATAAGAAATGCAAATAAGCCTATTTTATCGACGTAAACCCTTGTAATCATTGGACTTACGGCAAATACCCCCCCAATGGGGATTTTCCTAAGGGTAGAGGCTTTACTTTTTCACTATTCACGAAAGTTAAAATTATGACATTCACACAAATCGCAAAATTATCTGCTCGCCAAAAACGCAACTTGCGAAACGCAATCGCAGTGAACTCGCTCAAAATGGCGAGTGGATGTGTACGGTGTGGCTTTAAGCCACTGACATGGTCAGAGTGCCGTCTGCTGGATTTGAATCACTTCGGTGATGGTGGTGTCGGTGCTTGGGCGACCAAGTCACAAGGCAAGGACAACACGATAGCCCGTATGGTCTGGGGCGGCACTAGTCTGCCCATCATCATGAACGAGATCGCAAAGGGTGAATGGTTGTGCAAGAATTGCCATTGCATGGAACATGTAGACGAACGAGAATTCACTGACTCTGACTTGTCAGAAGTCATGGGCAAAGTCGCTGAGTACTTCGATTCCGAAGGAATTGATGCTCACGTAATTTCACCGAAAAAATAAAAAAAATCACCTATGAGTGACCTAACGTGTCACACCACTATGTTATACTTGTATATATGAAAAGGAAATTTGATATGAAAAATCTTGGAACTTCAAACGGTTGGGCTTTAACTGGAACTCCTGCGGAATACACTAAGCACGTCGCTGAGTGTGGCACTGAGTACGAAACGACCATGTGTTACATGGAATACCATTACGATGAGAATGGTAAAAAGTGCGGTAGCACGCCACGTCAACGTCAGGAGATGCGACGTAAGTATGATATGACCGTTACCCGTAAAGGTAACTGCTATCACAATCACACTTGCAATGAGTGTGGTATCACTTACGATGTAGACTCAGGTGGATAGTCTAAACGATACATACAACGAGTAAATTTTAATCTGTTTTTTAAGGTAAATAATATGACACATAAAACACATACAATCGCCCCACTAGTAAACGGCGTCCGTCACCTAAGCGATATTGAAGTATTTCAATGCTTCAACGTCGAAATCGACGAACAGGGTCACGACCTATGGGGGTATCGTAAGATAGCCGATAAAACGCTTGGCAAGCGTGAAGTGCCTAAGCGGGATAACCTGCCACACAATCCCGGCTCTGTTGAGCGTATCGAGTGGCTGGCGGAGTATTACGCCGAGCAAGTCGAGGGTGAAGAAAAATCACCGTTTGACGAAATAGGCTAAAGTTGGTACAATAGAATAGCCGATAATACTTATATAGGAAATTAAGAAAAGGAAAAATTATGAGCTACTTTAAATTCAGACAAAACAATTCTTTCGGCCACTTTGCTGGCACTCCGTTGGTGTTCGTTCAGGCAGACAATGCCGCCGATGCTAACGCTATTGCACAACAAAACGGCGTTTACTTCAACGGCGTAGTCGATGGGGTTGATTGCGATTGTTGCGGTGATCGTTGGTATCCTGTTCACGATGACGATGCACAGGATCAGCCATCCTCGTATGGTTACGGTGGCGGTGTCACTGTATACAGCGATGGCGATAACTACATAGATTACTCTGGAAAGACTTGGCAAGTTCGGGTAATATCTTAATTCGACTGGGGTAACCGACAGCACGCTAACACAAGGAGACACGATCCAATGAATTACTAGAGCGGTGGAGCAGTAAGCTCGGCATTCCGTAGGTGAAACCCGCACCCTTATAGATTTTTACACAACAGTTTTCAGGAGTTCCACACATGAACAAGTTCAACACAAACCAATTCGCTGAAGAATCCGCCGCCGCCGCCGCTTACGATGCTGAGCATGAGTACCACGCTTGGCTGGATGCTCAGGAGTCCGATGATCTGCTATCCTTGGAGGCTACCAACGAAATACTCGACGAGATCGAGATCAGCGCGGAGGATCTCGCGCGTGGCCAAGCCGATTGGGAAGCCGCTCAAGATCAGGGTCACGAGTGGAATGACTACGATGACATTGATCTGTATGGTGGTGACTGGGAATATTTCGGTATTCGTCAATGGGATTAGTAGGTAGGCTACCCCCAATGAGGGGGTGGCGCCGCGCCCAGCCGGCGTACCCCCCGTACTAGGTAAACCTACAGGGTTTAGCTATATAGAATAGCAAGCGGCCAGCCCCCCAAACGGCGGGGTTTTCAGAATAAAGATGATATTATTTTGGGAAAATCAATCGGCAGTGACCAACCGTGTCACTCAAATAGGCGATAATATATATATAGAAAGAAAGGTAATAAGAGAATGATAGATAAGATTATAGATGTGATAGGTTACATGCTGATTGGCTTTTTGGTTGTATATGCAGCATGCTTTTATGTAGTAGAATTAATTAGGATTATTTCCTAAAAAGTTTAATACTGCTCTTGACAAATACCCTTATTTATGGTATAATAGGGTCATAACAAACAACAACACAAAGGAAAAATAAAATGGCATACGTCGCATACGAAATCAGACAAACAAAAGAAACCGCAACCGGCACGCGTCACCTAGTGCGATGTAATCGACTAGGCAAGTGGGCAATCTGTAGCTGGGTAGGTTCAACCGGTTCGGCTATGGGTAATCCTGAGTGCCAAGGTAACTATGAATATGTTATGAAAAAGTGGAAGAAAATTCAAAAAAAGAGTCAACCAGTGACCTAACGTGTCACGCCTATAGACGATAATATATATATAAGACATTAACACAGTTCAACGAAAGGAACTAAAATGAATACACAATGGAAATCAACAATCGGCATCCTACGAACCTATCAAGGTGATATTGTTCACGTTATAAGCGAAAGCGAATATTGGAACGAAGCAAAGGTTGTCTTTGCGAGTCCAAAAGAAAATCAGCCAACCGGCATCTTTACCGTTGGTCTGCCACGTTTGAAAAAGACTGCGGCACAACTAAGAAGAGAGAAACTATGGAAGGAATGTCAATAATATGAGTAAAAGAAACTATTACAGATTCAACCAAGATCCTTGGAATGATGAAATTTACAAACCTGTTAAAAAGGAGGACGCTATGGTTAACGAACCTAGCAATGAAGATTTGGAACAAGTGGAAGAGGTTTCCGCTGAAGATTGGAATGCAGCCTGCGATCTGTGGGATGTAATGCACGACTTGCACGGTCTCGAAGGTTTCTAAGGAAACTGACTCCGTTCAAACAGGATTTTACAGGAAAAGGAAAGTTATGATAACTGCAGATGATAGAGCCAATGAAGGCTTAGAAGTGTTCGACCTTATGGGCGATCAAGGGTTCGAGATGAAAAATGAAACGCTAAAAATGTGTGCTGAGGATGATGGCACGCTATGGCGTTCTGTTCGTACTCTTAACCTGTTAGATAAAAACGGGAATAAGGTATTCAGCTTGTCGTGGAGTGAAACCGGCGTTTGTGGTTTGCTGAATGATGATAGTTTTTCTGTTGAGATAAAGGAGGAATTTTAATGAGTGAGTATTTTGAATACCTAACCGAATTGCGAGACGGTGGAACCATGAATATGATGTGGGCGCCAACTATGCTACAAGCCGATTTTGACCTGAGCGTCAAAGAGTCGCGCGAAGTATTTAGTAAGTGGTGCGAATCACTGAAAGGAAATTGAGAATGATTAAAGAGATCGAGTTGGTAACTGTCACTCTAGCAGTTGAGTGCGGGGAGATCGAAGAAGGCTTCACACCTGTCGATTGGGCTACACAAGAGTTAGGCTGGTTAAATGATTCAGGAATTTATTTAGTAGAGATTAAGGAAATTGAGAATGATGTATCTTGAAAGGAAAAATATGGAAAGTAGTAAGAAAGCCGGTTGGCTATGTGTGGCGGCATTTATTGCCGGTTTAATTATCTCAGGCGTTGCCGGTTGTAAGGCAGGCGGCAAGATAGAAGGCGGTGCGGAGCTTATAGAAATGAAGCCGCTAGAAACTCAGGAGCTTATCTATCCAACAGTGTTAGATATGGATAAGGTGGCATAGCGCCGCGCCCTGCCGGCGCCCCTCTTGCGGGTGGGGTGTAACAGCTAAGCCTCCCGGTTTCGCCGGGTAAAAGATAGCAAGAAAATGTAGGGTTTTTTATGGTCTTTAATTAAAGAAGTATTGACAAATGTGACGATATATATTATAATGGAGACATACAAGTTAATCAATCGAAAGGATTTACTATGCACGTTGAAATCTTCTTTGAAACCGCTGAACAAGCCGCCTCCTTCAATGACTTCCCTGTTGTTACCCTCGATGGTGACAGGGTTGTTGCCTTTGTGGATTGGCACCCATCGCACTGGGGTGAACTCACCACCGAACTCATGGACAGGATCGGCGTTGTCGATTGCGACACCTGCGACGATTGGGGCTAGAGGTGCAGGCGCCGCGACGGGCCGGCCTACCCCCCACTCTGAGTAAATCCCGAAAAAAAATTAATTTTGTCTAAAGATTCACAGCCGGCATTGCCGATATATATAGTAGAGGGAAACAGTAATTACTATAGGAGAATCTGATATGACTTTTTTAACTCTACTTGTTTGTGCTTGCTTGGTTGGACTGCTTGGTGCTGAGGTTATGAATTCCTAAAAAATAAAAAATTAGGGCTTGACATTCGGCGATTTTATGCTAAACTATATATATGAAAGGAAGGCAGAATATGGATTTTGTAATTTATAAAGCAGAGGCGGACAATCAGGGACGATTGGTCGAGTTGGTACACAATAAGCATTGCGAAGTGTACGAGGTTATAGTGGACGGTATCCCCGTGTTTAATTGCACGGACTATCAAATAGCAGAACATGAATACAACATGGAATGTGTTTAGGTGATATGGTTCGCATTAGTGATAGGTTTCTTTTTAGGATTGATTGGAGTATTAAATGAAAGAGAAATTTAACGAGTGGTTGTTCTGGGGTTTGTCCTCAGTTTGGTTGGGGTTTGGTTCTTGGATTATCTGGGTAACTCGATGAGTATAAGTGAATATGAATTTTTTGGAGTAAGTAGCCATGCGAATGCGAAGAATACACGCTATACAAATAGCAAGGGAAGTACAACAGCAGAAGAACCGGCAGAAAAAGAAGTCGAAGAAAACGAAGAAATAAAACCGGAATCTCTCAAGTTTACCCTTGACAATGACCGATAAATATAGTATAATGAAAGAGTCTTAAACAGGAAGGAATTAACATGACAACACTAACAACAAAAACAGCTGTCGATTCAAACGGCACACAACACGAAATCTACTCATGGTTTCTATTAAAGAATGGCTGGGAGTACTACATCACAGAACCATTCGACGAACAGGGCTACGGCTTTGGCTACGTTATGGGCGATGCTTCTGAGTGGGGCAGTGTCAACATCTTGGAGATGACAGGTCACATCATCAGTGAGGCATACCAAGAACAGTTGGAAGAACTAGCACCACCTATTGGATGGGAATGGGTATAAGTGATTAAAAGATTAATTGATTGGATTGTTTCTCTATTTTTTGGAAAGGTTAATGATATGAAAATCGGAGATAAGGTTTCCTTTACCTACTTAAAGGGCGGAGATTCTGGACTTGTTGGCGGCATCTTGACAAAAGATTACGCCTCTAAGGCTGAGAATTACAAAGGTCGGATTGTTGATATTCGAGATATCGAACAGCATCCGATTGCAAGTGAGTCGGCTAGAAACTGCATTGAGCGGTCTCAAAATCTAGTCACTGTCAGACTGAAGGATGGGTTTCACCAGTCCTTCTATGATGGACGGATGGTCAACGCTCGGCTGAAACGCCAAGGGTTGTAACCACCAAGAGTAGCCCCTTCAAGGCCTTTGTAGCCATTACGTAAGGACAGAATCGGTAAGACGGTTCAGGGGTGCATCGACGCGTAAGCCTAATACGGTTCCTAGTGAACTTAAAAAAGTACGCAGCACACTACGGTGCATATGATTTGGCCTGCCATACTACTCCTTTTATACAATCAAAGACATTGCGCCCCGTGAGTCCGGTGAACCCCATCGCGATTGAAATAGCGGCAGGGGTGTGTGTCTTTGTATCTCAAAGCGCCGGCCCCGCACGGCGCCCTTCTTTTGGGTGGTGTGTAACAGCTAAGCCTTCCGGCTGCGGTCTGTAAAAGATAGCAAGCAATATTCCAATTATTTTTGACATTTTATTTCAGTTTTGTCTTGACATTGGACGATAATATAGTATACTAAGAGAGTAACAAATAACACTACTAAAGGAAACAAGATGCTAAAATTCTCAAAGGCAAACGCTAAAACCGAAGCACTCAAGCAAGTACCTGAGTTAGGGGTTTACTTGGATGAAAAGCGTAAAATCTATTCGCTAGACTTGCTGTCTGGCTACTCTTGCCCATTCGCTGAAAAGTGTCTATCTAAGGCTGTCGTTCAAGACAATGGCAAGCGTAAAATTCGTGACGGAAAACACACTGAATTCCGTTGCTTCTCTGCTAGTCAGGAAGTACAGTATACCAACGTATACAATTCACGCAAACACAATTTTGACATTTTGCGTAAACTGTCATGCGGTGAAATGGTAGAAGTTATTAATCAATCCCTACCAACAAACGCCGGTATTGTTCGCATCCATGTAGCAGGCGACTTCTTTAGTCAACAGTATATGGAAGCATGGTACACAGTAGCACTGTTGAATCCAAGTGTTCTGTTCTACGCCTATACCAAGTCGTTACGTTACTGGCTTGCAATCAATGAGTTCCCTATCCTGCATAACTTTGTTTTAACTGCATCGTATGGCGGACGTGATGACCACTTAATTGATGATCCTACGTTTAACCTGCGTTCTACTAAGGTTGTATTCAGTGAAGCGGAAGCCGCTGAATTAGGTTTGGAAATTGACCACGACGATAGCCATGCGGCACGTCCGTCGATGCGTGACCAAGATTTTGCCCTGTTGATTCATGGTACTCAACCGGCGGGAAGTGAAGCGTCTGTAGCACTCAAGGCGTTAAAAGGTAAAGGCTCCTATTCTAGAAAGAAGGTGAAAGTATGAGTATGGAAATTATAGCAACAAAGTGTACAGCAGAACAGATTGAAGATGATATGTCTGAACTGCTTATAATACATGAGCGAGCGATGAAAACTGAAATAATGTGGGAGTTCTTTGGCGGTTGGGTAACACTGTCAAACGGAAACGAATATCAAGTAGCGGAGTTTGAAAATGACTAGTGTAAAGATTAGAGAAGGTCAAAACGGATATTATGACCAGTGCGGAATTAAGAAGTTTGCACTATTGGAAGAAGGGCAAGAGTTAAAGATTGTACGGGAATTGCCCGACAATAAATATATTTGTGAGCTGATTAGACCTACTGAAGCATGTCAAATAAGTGGCGGCTATCATGGTATGCTAGTTGAGGCCTATGTGCAAAATTTGGAGGTTGTTTAATAATGTGTACCTGTGAATTGTGTGATAAAGATGTGAGTATAGTTATTAGGGGGCACTTTACAACTAAAGGATATTGTATAGAGTGTCACGCCGATATGGAAACAGAAGCAGTTAAAGCCGGCATGAGCTTCTTGGATTATTGGGGTTTCTAGGACGCCGGCCCAGCACGGCGCGTGCCAAAAGTTTTTCCGCATTTTGTTAAAGTTTACCCTTGACTTATGCCGATAATATGTTATAGTATAGGAGTGGAAAGGAAAGAGTTATGAAAAAGAAAAGCACTAAGATGATCATCAAAGCCAAAGACATCAACGTATCAATCGGGCATCAGCAACACCAAACTGGTGGTGGCGCACATGATAACCGACCACGACGACAACGTACTCGTTCGTCACAAAATAATCGGGCAATTCGAGATTTTTATTAAAGTTTACCCCTTGACATTGCCGATAAATATAGTATAATGAGAGAGTAAACAACACTAACCCTTTTAGGAGAATCACATGAAGATTCAAAAAACAGAGAAGTTATCCATCGAGTACAGCAACGAAGTATATATCAATACTTACGTTTCAAGTTGGTCGGGCAACGTAGAGCTAAAGCTCAACTCCTACGAGTTAGGCGATCATGAGCATCACTTGACCCTTCAGTTGCCACTTGACAAAGCTCGTGCGTTGCTTAAAGAGTTGACGCAAGACATGGAGAACTATGACAAGGAACAAGCGGATAAAGCCGCTGAAGAATTGTCTGATGTAGAAGAGTAATTAATTTGGTTTTTAGTTTCTAGGAAAAGGAGATATATTATGACTAGAAAATACCCAAAAGTTGGCGAGCGTGTCGCCTTTGTTTATCACGGTAAACCTCGTGTCGGTACTGTAGAAGCGAAGAATCGCAAGTACATGACTCTGGAACACTTCGATACCAAGACTGGACGAGAGTATTCTTGCTTCTTGTTCGACAAAGTCGAGGGTCGTGACAGTTCCATCTCGGGGATTACTATCCTGTAACACCCTTTCCTTGAGTGTTTCCTTTCCTGAATCCCCGTCGTCGGTTCGGCGGGGATTTTAGAAAACCTTTTTTCAAATAATCGCTGGGGGTTCGGACTGCTATGTATACGCAATCCTTAAATTCAGGTGGCGGAGCAGATCAACGCCTGAACCAGCATTTTAATTGTGGAGAATCCAATATGAATAAATTAGTACAAGGCACAAGCGTACTTTACACACTGACCGGATTAAATGGTACGGTCAAGAAGATCATGAATGATGGTATCACCATCGAGAACGAAAAAGGGGAAACCCTTAATCCATCTCTTAAAGAGGTGGAGACTATGCTTAGCTCTGGAGCATTGAAAGTATTGTAATACATCGTGTGGATGTAGTGTTGTGTCTGCCCTGTCGGTTTATCGCCGGCAGGGTTTTTTAATGCGCCGCCCCAACACGGCGCCCCTCTTGAGAGGGGGTTGTATTAGGTAAACTTACCGGCTAAGGTCTGTATAAGATAGCAAGCATTTTTATGGAAAAAGTGTAAAGATATGTATTGACAATGACGATATATATAGTATAATAAGAGCATGAAAGAGAGGTCACTTATGCGAGGAGTTGATATGCAAAAGAGAGTGAATGTGTACTTCAATCTTCATAAGAAGATATGGAGTGTCCGACAGTCTGGCAAGGTAGTAGGTCATATGGATAAAATAGTTCTCAAGGATGTAAAGTGGCGAGTGTCACCGGCTGGCAATGCCAAAGTCAGACGTGAGAAGCGAAAGAATGTACATGCCTACGCGAGCGGTTATATTTGTGATATTAAGGATACGCCCAATATCCCGAATACAATCAGCAGAATCACGTACAACCCATACAAGCACGAAACGTTTGTATATGTGGATAACGGGAAGCCGTGTCTACAGTCAGATTATGCCGAGCTTGTGGTAGTAAATGGCATACCAAATGTTGAAGTTATTTCAAAATAAAGTAAAGTTTAGGCTTGACAATAGCCGATAAATATTGTATACTGATAAGGTAAGATTGGTTTTTCTTAAGGAGAGTTATTATGGCTCGTACAGATGTTGTAGAATTTGTCAAAGTATGGCAAGCAAGTGAAAGTCGTCAGCAAGTTGCGGACGCACTCGAAGTGACCTATGGTTCAATAGTCAGTCGAGAAAAGACCCTGCGAAAGCATGGTGTCAACCTTAAAGTGTTTCCAAAGCAACCCAGAGGCATCCAGATTAACGCTAATGCGTTAAACGACCTCATTGCTGAGATTGACGCTTAGGTTTAACAGGAGGACGTGGGGGCTGTCCTGCGTCCTCTAAAAGGAGTTGAGTATGCCAAAGTTTTATGTGTTATCGGGTCTGATTAACGAAGTTATAGATGCAGAGGACGAAATGCAAGCGTGCCTCAAGTGTCTGAACAAGTATGCAGAAGACCCAAAGTTACAGTATGTGAATGACTTTTGTGTATCTGAGCGAGGGTTGTGGCATGATGAGTTCGATGCAGAAGCGGACTGCCTTATACCATTGCAAGACGTTATAAAAGAGTCAGGTTGGTTATCATAGTTTTTAAGAAGGATAGAAATATGTTAGGACAAGAAAAGAAGACTGAGTACGCAGGAGACTTCGTTCATCAAAACCAAAAGATGAATGAGAGTTTTACCAACGTGTCGAATGCGTGGGTTGACAAGTGTATCGACTACGATACTGCTATGGAAAAGATTGCTGACGATCAGCGTCAGATTGAAGACCTTCGGGCACCATTGAATGACTTTACGCCTAAGGTCAATGACAATGGCGAGGCCTGTCTAGAGTATAAAGACGGGCGTCAATTCATACCGACTGACCATGCGTTGAAAAACATCGCTGTGGCTGGTCGTACCTCTGACTGGTTTTTGCGGGACTTGCGCACAGACAAGGTTCACACTAGTCGTGACGAGGTTATCTACAAGCGTGACTCCGGCGACTCTGAGTTGTTGGTTCACTGTTTGAATCAGACTTTGTGGCATAAAGATCGCTTTGACCAAGATAAAGAGCGGTTGTGGCGTACATGGTCTGATGGTTCTCTTCGTGCTATGCTTTCTGATAAGTATGCTGTTGTGAATAATCAATGGGTTATGGAAGTAATCCGTGAGGCTGTTCCAGCTGGAATGCTGTCGCACTGGCGTGGTGATGCAGACAATATGTATGGGAATGTTTTGATTCCTGATTCTATCCGTCAGGAAGACGATTCAGACTACGGTGGTATGTTATCCGTAGGCAACTCAGAAATTGGTATGCGTCGAATTTCATCAACTCCTTCCGTGTTCCGTGCGATTTGTATGAATGGCTGTATATGGGATCAGGAGCATGGCAAGTCTATCGGTAAAGTCCATCGTGGCGAAATCGACTTGGCTAGCCTGAAGCACGATATCATAGAGAACCTAAATTCTCAGATCCCTCTCATGGATCATGGTATAGACTTATTGCTGAAGCTGCGAAGCTTTACCAATGATGGCGTACCTATGTCCAAGATTGTGGGTCAGGTTTGCTCGGACTTCCGTGTGGCTAAGAAACAGTCATTCGGTGTTCTCAAGGCTTTTGCTGTCGAAAAGAGTGAAGTGGAAGAGTTGGCCAACACGGCTTTCGGTGTTGCTAATGCCTTCACTCGATTCGGGCAAACACTCAACGACGAGGGTTGGGTAAAGTTCGATGAGATCGGTGGTAAGGTTGTCAACATGCCCGAAGCAAAATGGGATAGTGTTGTCAAGCGTGCCAAGAGCATGGATGAGAAAGAGGTCGAGAAGATATTTGGGAGCGTAGCATAGTGAGCATAATTACAGTCGGGTGCTTAGTAGGCCTACTGTATGGAGCTCTCTATATCTTAGCAGACCTTGATTAAGCAATGGGCCTGCAGCCTTCGGGTTGTGGGCCTTTTTTGCGTATGCCATAATGGCAGGCGCCGCCCTTTGACGGCTTTTCTGAAAAAGTCAATAGAAAAACTCTTGATTTTGTGCGGAATTTACGATATAATATAATAGACTCTATGCGCACGCGGCGTATCAGGTAAACCGCCCCGATCATAGAATGTTCTAATAGCAAGTGTCTGGGCGAGTGTCTGGGCTTTTATTTAGCAGAGGAAAGAGAGAATGGACGTAATTAAGAAAACGAAGGTCGAAGTCAGGGACGAAACACTGTGGGCGATCAAGGAAGCTCTGGATAACTCTAGTGGGTTTGTTGTACATGTGTCTTGGTTAGGTGATGATGGTGTTGTCCGTCATTATAATAGTCAGAGGGACTTCTTAATAGATGATTTAAAGGGTGTTGAAACTAATGTCAGCAACTTCATAAAACAAAATTATGAGGAAAGGCGAGGACATGTTGCACAGGCAGTAAAGAAGTCAAAATGAGGAGCTAGAAGTAGAGCATTGTAGGTTATAGTGCTGTACCTTGTAAACCTCCCCGATCTAGGTCTATGTAGATAGCAAGTGTCTGGCGGTTTGTACTGTCAGATAAGGTGGGTGTCAGGTGTGTGTCTCAGCAAAACCCGCCCAATTCGGTCTTTGGAGATAGCAAGTAGTTTTATACAGGAGAATAAGAATGTTACCAAAAGTGAGTGCAGCCGCACTAAAGGAATCAATGCAACTGATAAGTGATGGTGCATCAATAAGAGAAAAATGGGAGACTATAGCCTTTGAGAACACTACCCTCTTCCTCTGTTTAACAGACATAAGTAAGATAGCGATGGAGAAAGACCCTAAAGTGGCAGAGATGTTTCTTAGGGGATGCCTTATTACCTATGAGGCTCTTAGGATACAATCAGAGATAGATGACTTGGAAGAACAGTGGGGAGCATAAGTAGTAAAAGATAAGAAAGTATTTTGGCAGCGCCTGTGGTTATCCTCTTAACTCCACAACATCTATATTGAACGCCCACTTTTATAGACGGTTAGATATACTATACACCAGAAGGGAAGTTTTAATCGTTTCTTATTTGTACAAACATCTCATTTATTTCCCTCTCTGCTAAATAACGAAGCATTGGTCTATCTCTCTCCCAAAATCAAATCGTTATTGTTTCTGTAAGTACGCATCTTCCCCCTGACGCTCAGATGGTTAAAAAAAAGAGCGATTTCCCCTTAATCCACAAAATAAGGAGCCTAGAGCCAGTTCTGGATTACCACTCTCTAGGATTTACTGTTGAAAGCAACGGACTATCTCACCGGCCTTTCTAACATCCAGATTATAGACACCACAGAGTTTCCTCCTCAGTTCTTTTATAGGTTCTGGTACTATACCTTAGTCCAATAGGGGACATATGTAAAGGAAAGTGTGGATACTTCCCTCTCTACGACATTATACCACCGGATTCGTCCCATTTCTTTTTTCAGACCCCTTGACATCTCCCATTTTTCCTGTATAATATAGGGGAGTAGATTCTAGTTTGGGGGTATTCTGCCCATATTTCGTCATATATGGGGCAACTTTGCGGGTAAATAACCCTATAGTCTGCTTATTGTGTATGGCCGAGGTGCAAACAAACTATGGAAATAACAGGCGACTGAGAAAAAACGACTTAAATCCCTATATACGAAGCATATACCCCTTATACCTATACTGTTACTATTACTACTGTGTATGTGGCTAATGAGACAGAAAAGGAAAGGGAGGAGGAATTAAATGGTAATTAAAACAAATAATCCTATAATTAAAATACCTTATACTAAAGAGATGATAGATAGGGCGGTTTCAAAGGCAAAAGCTCTTGGCAGCATCAATAACTCCATACTAAGAGGTGGTGGTAATACCGCTGGCTATCTTGGTGAGGAAGCTGTTGCTGCACATATTGGTGCTAATATCGTCAGTTGTGATGAGGGTATAGATAAGTACAATCATGATATACTCTATGGGGATGAAAGGTTAGAAGTAAAGACAAAGAGGAGGACAGTAGAACCTAAGTTATTCTATGAGGTATCTGTTGCTGAAACCAGTAAACATCAACGACCCGATACTTATGTGTTTGTGAGTTTAGAGTTTAACAGGAGAGAGGGCAGAGGTAGATATAAGCAATACTATGGACTTAAAAACATTTGGGTCTGTGGGACAATGAGTTCAGATGAGTATTTTGAAAGGGCGACTTTATGGAAAGCTGGAGATATTGACCCTAGCAATAACTTCAAGACTCATGTAAATATGTACAATCTTCCGATTAGTTCCCTAAATCCATTAAAGTATTCCTAGAAAATGTGCCGATAATACTTGACAGGGGCTTCCGTATATGGTATGCTATGTATGTACATTTAACAAAGGAGAAGAAAATGAGTTGGATAGACAACGTATTCGGTGACGACTTGCCGGTAGAAGATGTTAGTGCATTACTGCGTGAGTATGTAAAACGTGGTATGGTAGAGCAGAGTATTAATGAGAATGGAGACTTTGTATTCAGTCTTACAGAACTGGGTGAGCAAATCTTCAAAGACCTTTCATATGGATTTGATAATAAGGAGGACAATGAGTGAATATATTTTACCTATCAGACTGCCCAGTAGAATCTGCACAATCACAATGCGATAAGCATGTGGTTAAGATGATATTAGAATCTGCACAGATGCTATGTACTGCACATCACGCATGTCCTTCAGATGCCAAACGACCAGAAAAGTTCTACAAACAGGCTCACCTGAACCATCCATCAACTATATGGGTAAGAACTACTACAGACAACTATAATTGGATGATTATACATGCGTTGGC